AAAAATGGAATCGTATCAACCCCGTTAATGTCACACACCGTGCCAGCAGCGCTTAATTGCAACGGGTTAGGCAGTTTAATGTAGGTGTAATTACCGGGGGTTCCCGATTGGTAGTACCAGTTTTTTAGTGTGGTGCGGCTCATGTCTTGGTAGCAAGTAACGGTGCCATTAGCCATCGGAATACCCGTTTTATCAACAAGCGCTTCCTGAAACGTGGGGCTTGCTACCAGTAAACTTGTGTTAATTGCCATTATAATAATCCTGTAATTTTAGATGCCGCACCAAGGCCCGCAAGATAAGCCGCCTTTTTAAGCGATGAATACAGTTTTCTTTTTGATTCTAACGCGCTTTTATGTTGATTATCGAGGCGTTCAAATTCAGCTTTAGTTATATCTTTTTTCTTTAATCGCTCAATAAGTTGATTACGCTTTCTTTCAAGTTCTTTTATGTCTGATTCAAGTTTATTTGATTCTTTTATGGCTTTTGTACGCTCAGCTTGACGCTTAATAATCTCAGTATTAACTTTTTGATGCGCTTTAGCTATTTCATGGGCACGGCTTGCTCTATCCATTCGCGCTAAATGCTGTTGAAGTTCTGGTAATTGCTTAATAAAAGGCTGAACATGTTCTGGCGCACTTAATAATCCTTCAGGGTTTTTGGCATACGTATGACCAATAGACATTCTAGCTAATTCAGGATGCGACAACAAAAGCTCCTGCATTTTTTCTTGCCCCATTCCCGAACCTCGAACTTCTTTCATAATGTTGGGCTTATCAATTCGACCTAATTTCTTGGCGCCCTCGTATATTTTATTGCCATAGAATGGGGTTATTTCCTCTCTCCATAACTCACCGGCTCGAACTAATTTATCGTAGTATTCTTTTGGAAGATTATTACCCAATACTTTTAGTTGGTCATCCGCCAATTTCTGCAATTTAACGGCTGTATTTTGCCAATAAGCTTGATTCTCACCGCCCTCTTTATACCCGTTTCTTCGAGCCTTCGCTGCGGCTTGCTTCGTTTCTTTCCATTGATTAATGAATTCATTGGCAGGCACCATCTTTTCTTTTTTACCACTTTCTATTAATGACTCTCGCAATTTATTAAATTCTGGGCTTTCTCTAAACGCACCATCGTTTATTACTTTATCTAACTGCGAATTAACCTCTTCAATGGTTGGGGTTTTAACAAACCTTACATTGTGTTTTTTGGCATATTCATCAACAGGCTTATAATATTCTTTTTGTATATGCTCTTTAGCTTGTTTTACAGAATTTTTTATTCCTTTCGCTATTTCAACGTCTAAATCTAAGTTATGACCTAAATAATTCTTTGCGGCACTAATTGACTCACTTTTTTGATTAAGCGAATGATTGACCGCCTCTTCATCAATAGGCGCACCTCGTTCGTTAGTTAGTAACGATTCTTCCGGCATTTCTGCTGACGATTGAAGACCTTCTTTTTCCCCCATTTTATTGCTGATTTTTCTAGTAATTGATTCAGGGCTTTGAATATTCGCCTCTTGTTCCTTGTATTGCTTTTTAAGGTCGTTAAGCAACGCTTTTTGCTCTTCATGAGCACCTAGCGCTTGTTCTCGTTGTGCGCCTAATTCCTCGATATTGGCAAGGTTTCTTAAGCTTTCTCGCGCTTTAGGGAGGCCGCGAACCGCAGACACCGCAGGGCCACCCAATAATGCGCCTAGCGCCCCACCGTACAATGCACCTTCACCCTCTTGCCCTTCTGGAGAGAACGTAGCACCAAGACCCGCGCCTTCTAAGCCGTGAATACCCATGCGCTTTAACAGTGAAGGAGATGCTTTAGCAATTACTTTACTAATCGCAGGAATAGAACGTAATGCACCACTTGCACCACCAAAAACAGGCGTACTACCTACTAAATCACCTAAAAAGTTAGATATAGGGTGCGCTTCACGACCTGCAACTTGCTCTGGGGTTTCGCTTAATAACCGCTCTTTTAAAGCTTGATTGATTTGATTGGTTGGTAACGCTTCAGGGGCGTGCTTTAAGATACTGTTTTTTAAAAAACCACCGATAGAATCGTCTTTCTTGTTCATCATGTGGCCTGTTAAACCAGATACAATCCGATTTATTAGGCTGTTTGATTTTTCTGCAACATTAGAAATAAGCCGAGGGCTTGACGTAACCGCAGCATGACCGAATGTTTGAAGGGCAGACGTTGGGCGCGTTATTTTATATTTTGCTAATTCTTTTTCCCAATCGTCATTGGCGGATTCATTAGAAGATGGCTTTTTAACTCGGTACTTTGCAAGCTCACTTTCCCAATCCTCATTATTTCGCTCTTTCAATTGTCACCCCCTTTTTACCCTTAAACATTTCTATTTTATCTGCAGGTACTAGATGCTCTACGCCATTATAACGAACGATATATCTTTCATTATTTGATTTTTTATCCATCGCCTTAACGATTGAACCTGATTTAGAGGTTGTTTTTTGCTCTTGCCCTAATTTACCTTGCAAACGATTTAAGTTGTTTGTTGAGAGGTCGCGCTGTTTTTGGTAGGAATCAATAATCGCATTCATTTTTCCAAGCGCAACTTGGGGGCTATCATCAAACTGCGGTAATTTTCCAGCGCCTATTTTAAGCGCTAGTTGATTTCCTCTCTCACTTAATTTTCCTTCGGCATTAGCAATCAACGGCAGCATTTCGGTTTGTATTGTACCTACCAATGGATTATTGGAGGTTTTAGCAAATCGTTCTGCCGCATTATAAAATTTACCTAAACCAATAGGCGTAATATGCCCATAAAAAGAAGGGTTTTGCCGGATTATATCCCTCAATTCAACTGCTTTTTGTAATGTATTTTCAATAACAGGAATATCCTGATTCAGTGCCTCGACCTTCTCATACGTTTTATATTCTTTCTTCGCATCATTCTTAAACGCCTCAGCCTGCTTTTTCTCCATTCCTTTTGCTTGCGTATCAACCCATGCTTTGTATTTGGGGCCAAAGGTATCTATACCCAGATAATGTTTATTTTGAATATCTTCTGCGGTTAATTGAGGCGCACCCGATTGCTGCATTGGTGCTTGAATCGGTGATTGGTTTTGCTGTGCGCTTTGCTGCATTCCCGATTCATCCGATTGCGCAAAGGGCGGCATGCCTTGATTTGGAACGTAAGTATTGGCGTTTTCATTACCCTGCATTGGCGCCTGTTCCCCACCTTGACCTTGGCCGCCGCCTAAATGCTGTTGAAGAAACTGATTAAATCCCTCTTTGTCCTGTACATTGGCGCGAAGCAATGCTAACTGCTCTTGTAATGATGGCTCAAGGTATTTATTTCGAAGATTTTTTTCATTTGTCATTGCGCTAATATTGCCGATATTGGCGGCCTTTAATGCTTGCTCTAAGTCATTATTGGATTGGTAATTCTTGTTGTATAGGCGGTCTTTTATTAACGCTTCTTGCAATGATTGAGGCAAATATTGATTTCGAATGTCAACATTTTTGCGCTGGGAATTACGCAACCCAATTTGTGATTGCATATCGGGGCCGTAATATTGGTTATACTGCTGTTTTTTAAGCAAGTCTTCGCGAAGATTAGGCTGCAAAAATCTAGCCTGCGATGCTTGGCTATATCCCCCCAGCAATTTACCAATCATGTCATGCAACGGGTATTCATTTTGGCTTGATGGCTGAAATTGAAACGTTTGAAAAGCCATTATCTACCCCCAAATCTATTTAATGCAGTATCTAATGCGCCACCCGCTTGACCCCAAGGCGTGAATGCAGACAATGCGCCAACACCGCCTAGAATATTGTTAAACATAGAGCCACGCTGTTGGTTTTTATTTTGTTGACCTGTATAGGCTAATTGTCCCTGCTGTGATAATGAATTAGCTATCATGTCTGCCATACTGTTACCCGATTGTTGGCCCATGCCTGCAAGGTTTTGTTCGCCACTTAATCCTTGACCGTACATGCCTAGCGCATGGTTTAACCAATTATTGTAGTCTTGATTCCCGATGTCTGTAGCCATTTGCATACTGCGTTGTTGGTGCTCAGGACTGCCAGCCATTCCTCCGGCTGCGGCTGCATGGTCGCCAGCACCTAAGGCTTGCTGTAATGCAAATTGAAATCCGGGGGATTGCTGGTAGTTTTGGCCAATCTCATTAACTTTCCCACCCGGATTTTCTAGTGCGCTTTGGTATTGGTTTTGAAGTTGAGGCAAAGCCTGCGTACCCGCATTAAAATACGGTTGCTGGTATTGCGCTGTTTGGTTTGGTATTTGGCTGTAATAAGGCATTGCCGCTTTTGAGGGGTCTTTATAACCACCGCCGAATAATTGACTAAAGAAACTCATTTTTCACCTCATAGATAGACGAATTGACGCCATGATGCAGTTATTATATTCGGTGGCGTGGCCCCATCATAGGTAATTACAAATTGTTTTGAAACGCGATTAGTGCTATCAAACACAGTCTGGCCGCTAATATCAGGGACGCCTTGAGGCAGAGGCGAACCAATCAAAGGCGTGTAAATATCCTGAATTAATTGAATGTTGGCCGCACTTAACGGCGGGAAAACAATACCCTCGTTTTTAAAATTATCTTGAAGTGCTTGAAACAGGGACGATAACCCCAAATCCCAAAGCGCCGAAAAATTACCGTCTTTATCCACGGCAGGTGATTCGCGGGGCAAATCTGGAAAAATTGATTGAAGTTTAAGAGGTGATACGGCCATGGTTTATCCTAAATAATTCATTTTATTATATTTCCAATCATTATATAATAATACAGCAAACCTAGTGCCTGCAGCACGAACAATCAGCAACTCACTGATTGGTTTGCTCCCTATTGAGTACACTGGAGAGTGAATTATGAAAAAATGCAAACGCTGCGACAATAAATTATCAATTATAAAAAATAAATTAGGAAACATAAAAAGAACTGTTTACTGCTCCACCGCATGCGCCAGACCAATAAAAAATAAAATAGAATTAAAATGCTCGAATTGTCAAAAACTATTCAAAAAATACCCATCTAAAGTAAAAAACAATAAAGAAAATGTTTTTTGCGGAAATGAATGCGTATTAACTTATAGAAAAAACAATGAAAAAATAAATACAAAAACTGTTAACTATTTCTTTCCAAAAAAAAGAACTCATGAGGTAAAAGAGTGCTTATTTTGTGGAAAAAGATTTAGGGTATTTCAATGTAAATTAAAAAGAACAACGGTTAAATATTGTTCAAAAACATGTTTATACAGCAAATCTCCTAAAGAAAGATTCTGGGATGCAGTAGAAAAAGGAAAAAAGGAAAACGATTGCTGGGGATGGCATCTAAAAAAAGATAAAAACGGGTACTCTATTTTTTGGATAGAAAAGAGTATTAAAGCCCACCGATATTCCTATGAAATTCATCACGGAAAAATACCGGATGGGTTAATAGTATGTCATAAATGCGATAATCCCACCTGCACCAATCCACTTCATCTTTATGCAGGAACTCATAAAGACAATGCATTAGATAAAATAGATAAAAATAGATGGAAACAGGTTAATTCCTAAATTCGCACATTAATCAACCCGTCACTTACCACAAAACGTCCCATACCCCAGAATTTAAATTGGGGTACGAAGTCATTAGCTATTCCTATACCCCACCACATGAGCCTGTTTTTTCTATGACCAATTGGCGGTAAATAGTACGCCCACTCGTTACCAAATGACGCGCCCCCATCAATCGAAATAGACAAATCAACGTGCGGTAATGAGAGATTAGAGTAACCGGTGTTCGCTTCTTGTTGGGCGATAAGCCACGCGCTTGTGCCGTCATCGGTTTGTTGTGTTACTAGATTATCATCAAGCTGAGTAACCAAACTATTGCCGTCTTGCGTCAAGAGACTAATAAAATCGCCTTGCGTCACCAAGATATTACCATCTTGTGTAATTAAAATGATTTCACCAAGCGATTGCTGCTGATAATCGGTTTCTCCCGATTCAATAGTAAACCCTAAATCATTAATGACCATATAATCTTGACCCGGGGTTCTGATGTTAGCGCACGTGCGGCTTCTTGGTATTTCGTAGGTTATTACATTACCCACGCCATCAACGTCTTGATACGAGTAAAATTGCGTATCTAATGCAAATAAATTGCCGTTATTTTTAGTGACAAAATAATATTGATTATTAAAAAAGGCAACTTCTGAGGCGATGTAATAGTTTAAATTTTGGTCAGACGCGTGGTAGAACTTGTCCGTATTAAAATCATAAAACAGTGAAATATTATCTTGATAGAAATTGATGTGGTAGAACAAATGCCCGTCTTGTCGGTATAGGAATGCTTGTGAATCTTCAGGGTTTTGCAATGTCGAGAATAAATAGTCTATCCCATCAGTTGTAATCTTTTTGGGCATACCGCCATCGGAATACATAATAATCGGGCCTGATTTCTCGTTTGACGCGAGCCATACAACAATTTGGTCCATGTAGGCAACCGTTGCAGGCTGCAAACAACCGTAGTCAATATTGAATTGGTTGTTGCGCTGGTAGGGGAATAGTTGAGCGCCCGTATCAAACCACGCCTCTGTAACAATACTTCCCATCACAAAAATCATATTTCCTTTAGATGGAAAACGAACCACGGCTTTCACATTATCGGGTTTTGTCTGTAAAAATCCCACATGTGATGAGTCAGGCGGAAAGGACAGGCCATTATTTGATTCAGATAATCGCCATGTATTATTGATTGGAGGGCCGTTTGTCGTATCTTCAGATGCAGCAAGAATGAAATACGTATCGTGAAACGTTAAATAACCCGGAACGAAATTGAGCGCCACTACTTGAAATACAGGCGTTAAGGTCGGGTCGTAAATATAAAACGCCGTACCATCTGAGATGCCAATCTGAGGTTTATTGTTTTCGGCAATGTACACAACCCCGCTTGAGGTTTGCAATTCACCGATAAAAATAGCCTGACTAAATGTAACAGTATTGTAAATTTGATTATACGTAATCGTGACGCGATAGACATTTTTACCAATCACCGCAATCATGCAATTGAATTTAGTGCTCGTGAATAATCCGCGACCCTCAAGGCCATTACCAAAATCAGACGCACGCATAGCGATTTGGTAGCCCGAGTAAGGAACTAAAAAGTTGTCGCTGATAAAAAGATTATAGGTCTTTTGGGTACTAATTTTACCATAACGGCCAAAAGATGAACTACCCACAATGTCTAGTGGGAATTGCTTAAAGTTTTGGCCTCTGGTTATCATTATTTACCCTCTGCATGTTCATGAAGTTTTAAATAGTTAATTGCGTTTTGTAAGAGTTCTATACTATCTTTAAAGCTGCCAAGCGCTACATTACAAGAATGGCAAAGAAGACCTCTAATTTTTCCCGTCTTATGACAATGGTCGATAGCCAATTGACATACTTTACCTTCAGTTCTTGATTTTCTAGTCTCTGGATTATTGCAAATTTTACACAATCCATTTTGCGTTTCTAACATTTCATAATAATAAGATACGTCAATATTAACTTTTCTGCATACTTCTCTAGTGTTTCTTAGTTGACCTTCCTTTTCTCTATTATTTTTTGACCATTGTTTATGTTTTTCAGGGTTATTTTTTCTATCTTCTCTAGCCAAAACATTAGCTCTTGGCTCAATATCTATAATTCCTTCTCTATATAGCTTTCTCGCTTCATTTCTTGCTCTTGATGCGGTCTGCCGATGTTTATCTAGGTTATTAATTTTCCATTTTCTATCTTTATCCAACCTGCATTGATGGCATCTAATTCGATAACCTAAAACGCATTGCGAGTTCTTTTCTTTAGTAACTTGACTTTCATTTAACTCACCATGTTTTTTGCATATTTTAACTATCATTTTTAGCCCTTTTATTTAAAAAGAGCATTTTAATTGGGAATCAATCCATCGTCAATGATTCGTAGGTCTAGGACGGACGCCACCCACGGCCAATATTGCAGTCTCCCCAGTTAAACCCACTTACTCTATCAGACGTTAATATAGAGTTTTTCCTATTCTTTAAATCAGGGGGTGCTATATACATCAGTTTACGCTCATAGGCTTTTAATATTTGAGCAGATTCAGGGCTAAACATAATCCCGTACTCTGAGCACATTAGCCTCGCTAACCCATAGCGCAAATATTCAATATAAGAACTGTCATATCCTTGAATTCCATTATTAACAAACGTGTAGGGAGTATAAAAAGGGATGTTGTACGTATTATTAAACGTTTCAGTGACATTTTGTAGGTCAGTCTGTAGCGTCACATCGACCAAAAAAATTTTCGCCATCATTTTTATAGGGTAGTTTTGGTCGGGTTTAAAATACATGCTAAACGTACCGCCCCCCACACTGCGCTCATAATGCCATGAGAAAGGCAACGTTGATATATTGTCTACCCGTGACGAACCGTAATAATCGCCTCGCGTGGTGCCGGACATTGGATAGCGCACTACGTCAAGATTGAAAGTGGAGGATTCAATGGCGGCAACGCAAGGCAAATAGTAGTTCTCTTGATTTGGCACACAATCAAATGTGATGTACTGCCAATAGGGAATTAAATCCGTTTCAATTTGCTTAAAATTAAGTAAATCATTGAGCATTCGAAGGCCGTCATTAATTTGGTCCCCTGTTGGAACTTGAAGATTACGCGCAACAATACCCGACAAAAACCACGAGCGGGTTATCAAATCCTGTGCTAAATAAGGCATGTCACCCCCTCGTGAGTTAAATTAAGCCAACGTTACGGCGTAACCAGTTACTAATACAGTGACCGCATCACTGGCACTTGTTACCTTGTAATCAATACTTGGCTGCCCACCTGATACGCCACAAATAACTTGCACGTATTGCTGTTGCGGAACGCCTGCACTAATTGCAGAAATAGTAACTAAGTTAGTAGTAGCGGTACTGCCTGTGGGGCGAAATTGCACGTTACTCGCTGCTGCTGCGGGCGTGAATGTCACCAACAAAAAGGCAATAACAAATGGCGAAGTAGTCGTAGGAATGGAGCTTGCCAAGTCAACTGCTGTGAATGTTGTAGCATTACCTGCCGCCACTTCAGACACGGGAGGCTGCAAATAATACGCTTTAGAGTAGGCCGTATTTAATAACGATGCTGCCTGAAACGCTGTGCCAGCGGATGTCGTAACAAACCCCAACAATCTCAAGGAGTCGTAACCTAATGGCATTAATGGATAGGCATTGGACGATAAACTAATTAACCCCGCAACCGGTTTGTAACCGCGAGAATCCCCAATTAACCACACACAATAACTAGAGCTTGCAGCCAATGTTCCACGGTCTAACCCGTTAGCACCAGTCACCGCAGAATTTAATAACAAGGGTTGACGGTAATCTTGAATATATACAGACGGTTCAACATCACCCTGAAGATTTGGGAATCCTACTGGCATGTCAATGTTGTCGTTCGAATCTCGCGCCTGCCCCGGTGCAATTGCAATAATAGTCGTAGACGCGACAGAAATATTTAACCCAGAAATATACAAAAACGGTAATGAATAAATCGGGTCGTTTTGTGTTGTATTTGCACTTTGTACAGTAGCCATAATAAAACCTCTTGTAGGCGGATTATTACATCCGCATTAATTAATTAACCCTGAGACAATGGAATAACAAACCGCATTGAATACTCAGGCACAATTACTGAGCCGTGCGTTTCATCATAAATCATTCCGGTCTGGTTCTGACCAAACAATGAACCATAAGTCAATCGCAATGAGACACCAGTATCTTCATCGTATTCATTAGCTGTATCGTAGGGGCTTTGCTCAGGTAATTGAGGCATTGCGAGATAAAACGCATCGCCACCCAAAATACCGCCTGCTCGATGCGATGGTAAACCAAGGATTTGCATGCCCGCTGCAATGGGATTATTAAGGTTTTGATTACGACCACCAGCCCAATTTAATGCGGGTGTGATGTTTAGCACAACATTACCGGATGCATCAGCAACAGCATTGGCAGTTACTCTAAATTGCACAGGGTTTGCACTTGGGCGATGCCCGATAAACGTCAAATAACGCATGTTGGGCTGACCCGATACGCCATCTTGGAACTCGAACAGGTCGCCGGAAAACACAGCGCTCGCATCACTGGCGGTTGCGCCACTCACTGTAATTTGGGTTACATTGTTACCGGTTGGGTCATTTGTAGAAATAACGGTCAATGTTTGCTGCAAGACGCCTGTATTACCGGAAACGTGCAACGGCATTAAGTTTGACTGATAATAAGACACTAACGGCGTTCCAAAGTCGCCAATTTCCCAGCTCATCGCAATTTCATCGTTTCTATGCGGTACAAATTGATTTAACCCATTACCAACAATTGATGGAACAACGGTATCGGGAAGGTACACTTTAATGCCTTCAGCGACAGAGCCGTAGTTTTTAAAGTACATGATGGCTTGTGCTAATTGTTGATAGCTTGTTAGTGCAGTAGAGCCATTGCCAAAAAAACGGTAGGGGCCTGAGAACGTGTTTAAAGTACCGCCCGGCAATTGACTTTGCACGGAGCTATCCCAGTTTTTCGCAACGTCCGCTTCAACTTCGGTTGCCAATTCAGCAATAAAGGATTTACCGAAAACTCGCATGTAATCCTCTTCGCCCTTTTCTAAATTGAAAATACGTTGTTGAGAAGTCACAGCAAATGAACTGTTGTTAGCTTGGTCACAAACCAATTGTTGAACACGCTGCTCTGCAGTTTGAAATGATGCAACAAGCCCTTTTGCGGTGGTTGCGCGTGGGGGTAAGTCAAATGTAACAGTTGAACCAAGGTTCGCTTGGATTTTATCAAAATCTTTGAATTTAGTATTTGCTGTAGCAATGTGACAGCACAGGTTTTGCAGCAAAGCAAGCCCCGAACGTTGATAGGTTTGGACCTGCTGTAAAATATTATTAGGAAAAACAGCCATTTAATGAATCCTCTATTAGGTTGATAGAAGATTCCGGCTGACATCATCCTTTGTATTTGCGCTTTAAATCAGCCATAGACAATGCACCGCCGGAATCTACACTAGATATGGAAGGGCGTTGCTGCGATAGCGGCGCACGAGACGTCTTAGCATTGCTCGATTCCTCGTTTGATTTAATCGATTTAGCTAATCGTTGTATTTCGTAAATAGCATCTTCAGGTGAATGATTGGCGGCAATTTCGAGATTGACCATTTTTGAACGATTATTTGCCAGATGATACAGCACATCGTGCGCATTATCGACGTGGTCCGCTAAGAGTTGAACCACATGTGGATAACGCCTCATATCAACGTTGCCGGTAACCTGTTCAAAATCTTGATATTTCTCTTTACCCGCTCCAATTTTTTCGCGGTAGGCATTGACCACTCGCTCGGCAGCTTCAGCATTCATGCGCTCTCTTGATTCTTTTTCCCAAGTCTCGCGCTGCCTGCTTAGCTCCTCGCTTGTTAATCGCCTAACATCGTCTTCAGACATTCCCGAACGCATTGCTGGGGGGGATGAGCTTGCTTGATTTTGGTGCTGTCGTTTGTATGACTCCACCGCCTCATGTTTGGCTCGTCCAACAATCTCGTTAAGTTCTGCCTGCCTAAAAAGCCTTTCTTCTTTTTGTGTAGACGTTTCCGCTTGATGTTCGCTATTTACTGTACTCTCGTTTGCTGTATCCACAAAACTATCCTCCGGCTGTTCCCCCGCCACGGTAATGCCCTGTTCGGTTCAGGTATCGGACTATTAACGCCGTCACGCTAAATTGCCCCGACTTACGCGCGGGTCTCGTAAATAAAATATTTTACTTTATTGTTAATAATTAAACAACGACATAACCAATCAACAGCGTGCCATCTAATGGGTCGGTTGGCCCTACGTTGTATATTGTCAATGTCGATGTGCCAGCCCCTGCAGTGGCTTCTAATGTGATGCTTTTAACTGTGTTAGTACCACCCATTAGCGTCAATTGAATGGATGATGCCGCAGCAATTTGCGTATTAGTCCACGTAATGGCGTAACTCGCCCCTGCAGCCGTGGTTAATGCTGAGGTCGTAATAACCCCCGCTTTACCGCTTGCAGTAACAGCATTTGCCGCCTCAATGCCGTCAGCTTTTAATATATCACCAACCGTTCCGGCATTATCTGTAAACATTGCAAAGTTGTTTGCGGTAGTCGCTGCATTAACAGATGCAACGGTGGCCTTTGTGTTATCTGATGCCGCTTTAGCTGCAGCAGTTCCGAGCACGCCGCCATCACCAATAGTGCCGTTAGCACTGGTAAAAATAGCCACGTGATTAATAGTAGGCGCTGCATTGAGCATGACCACTTTTGTTTTTGCGGGGTCAGTAGGCGAGTAACCCGCATCCTGTAATTGCCCGCTCGTGCCGTTAAACACTGCAAAATCATTGTCAACAACGGGCAGCACTACATCCCCGGGACTTGACCATGCGGTTAATGTAATTACGCCTAAATTGTTAATAGCTACCGTAAATACCCCGTAGGTTCCTGTTTTAGTTTGTAAATTATAGGAATAAAGCGCTTGGATAATATCAGATGCTGACACGGGATTTGCTTCTAAACTTGCTTGATTTAAATAACCCGCCGTTGTAACGGTCGCTAAATCATCGCCAAATATAGCATATTTCTGGGTAGGTAAAACCCCAACAGTACCCGTAATTTGGGTGGGTAATTGATAGACTTTAGTCATGATTTAAGCCTTCCGTGGAGTCAATGAATCGCCACGTTTCCAATGAGATTCGCTCCCCTTATGCATCCCCATTTTGCCATTATGACCTGCCACATCATTACGGTCTTCTTTACGCTGCTTTACTCGCTCAATACCTTGTTGATGGTTGTCTTTAACCATTCTATTATCAATCATGCCGCTTTTGCATTTGTATTCCATGCCGCTCTCCGGTTATTTAGATTCGCCCATTTTTTCGGCCAGATAATATTGTATATGATTAGCCGAAATTTTTAACTCATTGATTAGCCACTCTTCTATTTCCGGCTCTACGTCAACCAGAACCCTATCCAATAAACCCAATCCTATTTTGGTTAGTTCGCTAATCATGGCTAAATTCCTTATTTTGATGTTGGTTTTTTCATGACCCGTCTTGTTTTGTTCGTGTCTTTTGCAACGGGTTTTACAGATTTTTCTACCGATTTAAAGGCTTTCTCTGTAACGCGCTCCTCGTGTCTATCGTATGGATTTTTGACCGCTCTATTTTTAACAGGTTCTCTTCTAATAGCCATTTTTCTATTCGCTCTATACGTTTATTTAGTGTATCCATGCCTTCAATCATTATAGTGATTGATTGCTCGAACTCCTCACGCATTACATTTAAGTCATTGAGGGCCTTATTTATTTCATGCATGGCTTTTTAACCATCTTTTTAATTAATTTTTTATCTTCTTTTTCGTCCGTGTGACGCTTTTTGCTCATGCCGCTTTTTGGTTTGTCTTTCATTTTTTCTTTCCTTTCTTGTTTTTTCGGGCTTCAGACAGGGCAATAGCTATGCTTTGATTTTCAGGTCTGCCAGAATGCCTTAGCTCTGAAATGTTTTCACTTATAACTTTTTTTGATGACCCTTTTTTTAACGGCATAATTACCTCTTTTTATCATAAACTTCTTTATAAACGCCCCTTCGCTCTTCAAGATTCGCCCCATCTAAATGACGTCTTACCTGCATTTCTAGTTGCATATCATTTAGTTTGTAGGTAGTTTTTAGTTCTTTGGCGGTTGCCTCTTTCATGTCCTGCCATGTGATTTTACTCATGATGCACTCTCTCATGTTGTTTATTATGAATAGTATGATGCAATTCTATCGCCTCCTTGGCGTGTTTGTGGCGCTGCTCTTTGTGCTGCAATTCTAAATCAACTTTTTTGCCGTATATTTCAGCCTCGGCTTTTGCCATTTGAACGTGCGCTGATTGTTGCCCTAAATGTAAATCTGCCATCACTTTTTGGTGGTCAGCTTGAAGCTTGGCCATATCTAATTGTAATTTTGCTTGGTCAATCTGGCCTTGTTGTTGTAATTTGGCCATATCAACTTGCGCCTTCATCGCGGCAGGGTTTTGCTGTTGTTGCTGCTGTGCTTGTGCCTTTTCTTGCTGGTATTGTTGCAGCCATTCATCTGTTAACGCTTTTAATTCTTCAATTCCTTTGCCTTCCATGTTATCCAGAACAAAATTCAGACCCTTTTCCGCGATGAACTGACTGAACAACGGTGAAATTCCCATCATTTCTTTCACCATCATAATCGTTCGGGATTTTTGAACTTGGAATGACGCGCCCGCTTTGAGCGATACATTTAATACATTCGGGTCAAAATCTAGCGGCAAGCCATCGGGTTGATTAATAAGAACTGCATGTTTCTTGCCCTTGTCATCAATAATCGGCATCGTTCGAGGGGTGGTGATGTATTTTGGCATCAGGTCAACGTAGATTTGAGCCATGCGCTGGAATCCTTGCATTACGCCTACAATATAAGGCATCGCGGTTGCATTGGACTGACTTGCGGCTTCAACGATTGCAACACCTGACAACTGGTTATTATTGATGCCAAGACTTGCATCGTAGGAGCCTAACACATTCTGAATTAGCGAATCAGCACCAGTAAATGCTTCAACTATCTGAGGGGGCGGCGGTACACGTTGAACTTCTCGAATGGGATTTGCAATAGGCTGGTCGGGGTTGTTTTCATAGACGGAGTTATAAACAAGGACGCTTTGTCGCTGCACGTCTTTGTAAGCATCTAAATAGTCTTCTTCTTTCGGGAGCGCCTCTTTAGCAACCATGAATTTATGCTGCACGGTGTTTTCAATCTCGTTTGCTAGTGAGATACCCGCGAAATTCTTTAAGCGTTGTGCGCCTCTAGCATGATAAACGTAGGGGCGAGTTACTTGGCGTATATTACTGTTTTTATTAGCTCGAATTAATAGCGAATGACCATCTATAAACACAAGAGGCAAGTACCTAAAATCAGTCTCTTCAAACTCTATAACCTCGTTTTCTACGATGCGATACCTATTAATGCTATCAATCAATGTTTTTCGAGGCTTACCGACAGTGCCAGGCGGCATTGTAATGTCATCCCATTCATCCAGCATCTTTCGATATTGCTTAGTTGTCATGACTCCGTGGTCTTTAACCTCAATAATAGACTCTTCTTTACGCTCTTTTTTGTAGTAGTCGGCAACCAATACTATTTTTGATTTATCCGTTTGATACGACCAATTAAACCCCTCAAAATCCCTGCGAAAACTAACCGTCTTTATAGAGACATCGGGGTACTCTTCTTCGAACACTTCTTTTTCTTTCGGGAACAATTCAAAACAGAAATTACCATCTCCTTTGTGACTTAATCGCGCGAGTGGGTCAAAGCCCGTCAGCGTGGGTTCCGTGCGCATGAACTTAATAACTTGATTCATGCTCATGGGATGCTCGTATTCTGTATAGACCTTGCCCGTACTAAATCCGCCGGACAGCACATCCAAATAAACTTCGTAACGTAAATGCGCGTTGTCATCATCACCGAAAACGTGGCGCAAATGCTGCTCTACAAATTTAATAGTGACTGGGTCGGATTTTTGCTCATCATACGCATTAACTGCGATGTCGGGTTCTTGCTTAGAGTATTCACCGAGCAATCTACTAACATACGCCTCGAGCACATTAAACTCTAGCTGCGGATAACCCATTGTTTCGAGCAGCGTTATATCGTCAGCGCTCAATGACGTTTCAAACACAAATCGTCTGAAATCGTTGTATCTATCGTAATTTGGGCGGAAATAATCGTGCGCATTTCGCACGTTCGCCTTAATTTTTGCTAAATCGTTTTGGCGCTCATCGGGAACCTTGCGCATGCTATCCTCGTCTATCGCGTAATCTATTGATTTTATTCTGTTTGCCCATTAATCTGCTAGCAATATCAGAATGGTCTACTGCATTAATAGTTGATGATATAATAGTTTTATCAATTAGTGCTATTTTTATAGCATCACTCAACACGTCACCGATATCATCCCATCGGTGTGTTTCGTTTGCGGTTAATTTACTCATATGCTCTATGCACATTTTTGTATGCTTACCGTACGTGGGTAACGATATTTTTCTTTCGGCAACGTAGGGCTGGCAATCTAAAAACCGCTTTGTTTTGTTGCCACTGTTCGCGTTTCTTGGTATATCCATTAATCTTACGGTTCTTATTTCATCCAAAAGACTCAATAATGTTCCTCCTGTAGATTTCTTTTCTATACCAACCAATTGCGGCGGTCTTTTATAACGCATGCACTGCGCCCAGAAATCAATAAACGCTTGCTTTAAATCTTTTGGTTCTACTCGCGTTTCAATACAGTCTATCCAGTGAAGCCCGTGAATTCCCGTTTTAACGCCCATCGATTCGATTTCATACACCCCGAAAAAACCAAATACCGTTGCATCATTGTATGATTTTGCCGTTTCTGCTGTGTCGCACGTGATAAAACTGTAGAGTATTTCAGGCTCTTCATCGAGCAGCACAAACCACTCCGGTTTAAATAGTGCTCCCCCTGCGGGTATTGGGTCTTGCTGGTACTGCGATGCGAAAACATAGGGGTCAATTTCTTTTTTAATCAGTAGTGATTCGAGCGTATTAACCTCAGGATAGAGCGCGTTTCCTGCATCATCGATGCTTTTTAGTATTATTTTATGCCAGTTGTAACCGTCTTTGCCTGCAATGAGGTAGGCCGCTAAATCGTCTTCGTGCAAACGTTGCCCAATAAATATAGTCGGCACGTTCGTTCCTCTAGCACGTTGTTGGATAGTCTCTCTATAATTTTCTATAACTGATTTTCTAATCGTTTCGCTGTGTGCCTCATCGGGCTTTGTCGGGTCATCAACTATTAATGCACCACTAAATCTATCTAACCCGGGAAGGCCGCTATCTTGGCCCGTAATACTTCCCGAACTACCGAATGCGGCAACTGCGCCCCCCGCCGTTGTCTGGAAATACTCGCGGGCCTTAGAATCATGACGAATATGGACATCAAACAGGTAACTGTAATGCTGCAACTGCATAATTCGTTTAATAGTTTCAGTGTGTTTTGAGGCAATTACTTTAGAATAGGAAATATACAAAAATCTTGAGTCAGGGTACTGCGCTAACGTCCACGCAACCCACATTGACAAAAGAGTGGATTTCCCACTTCCTGGGCTTACATTGATTAATAAACGGTGATTTGGTATTTCAAGACGGGCCACTTGCGTTAACGCCCTGCAAATAGTGATATGATGCGACTCTCTGCCAATAGGCTCTGATACAATAAAATCCCTGCCCGTCAAAATTGGGTAAAAAAATCGGGTAAATCGCAGCAAACTACCTCGTAATTCGGACGATAACTGCTCTTTGTCTTGATTGATAATCATTGACTATTATTTGCTCATTTAATTTAAACGTCAAGAATATCTAATGATTTCTAATTTCTCAATAAATGCATCAATCGCGGCATCTTTTGTTTTAAATACCATCGATTGCGAGAATGAATGAGCGCCGCAAATTACATTACCCTCGACAACACAATTCACCACATGAGAACTCAATTCTAGGTTACTTGGGTCAACATAATCATCACCCCCGCAGTAAAAATCACCAAAAACCCAAATGGTTTCTCCTGTATTAATTTCGATATTAGACATATTTAACCCTAATCACTAAAGAATTAAGTTAATTAATTAGACAGCCAATGAACATGCCAATAGAAACAAAAACCACCGTTATTACAATGAATTGCTTTAGATTCATTTGAATTCGTGCGCGATAAACAGCGATTTAATCGCATACATTGATGACGTTTCGAGGTTCGTGCGTGCCAACGCAATAGTGCGCATAGTTTGTGAGTAGCGCGGCTGGTCTGATTTGTCCATACCTAATTCTATTTGCTGTAAATCATTATCTAAATCGATAAATTTCTGCCTAATATCGCTCATTCGGTCTAATCCGTCTTGAGCTATTTGTGTCATGTACGCTAATTTATTATCCAACATTTATCGCTCTCCGATTAAATTCGCCTGCTCACTGCAAAAATACGCCTGCGAAATAACCCGCTCTTGCAGTGGCAGTCTATCAAGCGCATCTCGCTCTTTATCGGTCATTTTACGACCGCATTCGTTTTTACAATTAGGCGATGCGCAGAATGTTTTGTCTAAACAACTCATACGCCATTCACTAACTCTATTTCATCGGTAGAGACCATAGTTTGTTCGTTATTATCCAAAATAATATTCACAGTGTAAGGTAATCCGTACTCAACAAGACAAAAGGAATCAAAAGGAACCATGATACAAGAGACATACCCCTCAGCACCTTGATTCGAAATAAAAACCTTTTGGCCTATCCTTACGTCATCTCTATTCATAACATTACGCACCTAACGCCAAAACCATGAAGGCCATTGCAATCGGTGCATCGCGGATATTTTGATGACAACTCAAAAGTGATTTCTTTGGGTAGATTATGTGTATCCCAGTTTCTACTAGACTCTTTAGTTATAAATCTTCCTGATTCCCTGCCTATTTTTTCAAAATCAGTCTCATTTATCATTTTGTATAATGGATTACTTTTATCTGGAGGCGCTGGGGTTAACTCTTCATTATCAGTACAATCGCAGAACATATTAAACGGCGCATTAATTCGATTGCAGCGCGGGCATTCCCATGGATTATTCATAATTACCTAACCAATTTAAAGCCGATGAGCGCCAACGAGATAATAATCACCCCTTGAGATACGATAATTCCCACCAGTAATTTTTGTATTGGACTCATAATGGGTTAATCCCGTGCTCATTTTCAGCCTCAATAAATCGCAGTACTTTTTGTAGCTCTGGATGTGAATCACAGACAGCAAAAAGGCGACGCCAATTTTCCCAAGAAATAGGTTTTACTCTGTCCGAAGAAAAAACTTTGATGTGCACCATTTGCTTGTGATTCAAGTAAACTTTTTGAGTATACTCAACGCCCTTCAAAATTTTCATAATATCTAAATCGTTTAATGGGAAATGAATCTCTATCGGCAACTTTTCTTTCTGTATTGAATTCATGATTCCTCACCGCATTTAGAACATCTAAAATATTCCCGCTCACTACCTATTTCATTCCAGTCATGCTCGCAATAGTTATCAATCATCGATTGTATTTTATGCATTAACTCTATACAGTCACTATTCTGTCTGAATTGATTGACATGCTGTAGAGTTAGACATTTTAGAATAACTAGCTCGTATTTTTTAAATTGATTACTGTGCATGCGAAATACTCATTTTCTGACGCAACAATTCAAGCGCTTTTTTTTCGACTAATTCAACACTATTATTTCTGTCAATCGGATGTGCGCTTAAATCAATTGATTCGGACGCTTTTGCAAATATATTAGTAGCATTATCCTGCGCGTAAACAGTTACGAGATTGTCTTCAATAATGTAGCTGATTGTCGTGCCTATTTTATTCATTTATTGCTCTTAACTAATTCTATGAGTAGCTCAATAATCACGCTGTTTTGCTCAATTAATTTATCGAGATAAAACGCAAGTCCTCTCGTACTAAAAAGGCTGCCGTCATTCTCATCATTCATTATTGATTTTAGGTCTACATCAACATATTGCTTCATCAATAGTCTTTCTTATTTTTATCATCTAATTCTGCGCGTAACTTCAAGAGTTCATCGAGTAGCGCTTGATTATGATGAATTAACGCTTCATCGCTCTGATTAACGCCATATTTTTTAGCCTGCAGTTTTCCAGCTTTCCACTTTATAGCATCGACTTTAACGCGCATCATACCAACATCAACCCGTTTATTGCCGTTTTCATCTGTATAGTGATGGGGTTCTGTCATCATTTCTTGCATGTAGTCAATACTTACTTCAACTTGCTCTGATTTAGCGGTGGCGTAGGACTCCCGAAACTCTTTATAACGTCTGAGCCAGATAAATATATTTGACGGAACAGGCCAATGAGGTCTTTCTGCGCAAAGCTGACTCAACCCCCCCTTATTAGACGCTATTACTTCGCATATTTCAGCAGCTAATTCCGGCGTATAAAGCGTTGGCCTTCCATTCTTTTTAATCTTTGTAGATTCTTTTTTTTCGGCCATAATCAGACCTTTTGGTAGGATTCTTTAAACATCTTTTCCGCTTGTTTCTGTGTAATATTTGAATCAAGCGCCATAATTTCTTTAATTGCCGTTTTGTAGGATTCGGCTTTTTTGTCTATTTTTAATACTTTTTTATCAGTTGATTTTACTAAATTTTGATCACAATTACAATTCACCATTACAAAACCTATGGTTCTGCGTTTTTTTGTGCCACCGCATTTAATGCATAACATAACACCCCCGTCAAATCATCTAATAGTATCACAAGCCGTTTTTAAAAAAGATTAAATTATTTTTGTAAATACTATTGACCCGATAATATCGATGGGATAATATACCCACATCAACAACAACACAGAGGAAACAACATGGCAACTTACACAGTCAATACAATGTTTTTAGTCACGGGATTAAACGATGAGGGAAACGAGGTAGGCGCAAGCGGATTTGAAAAAGACCAAGCACTTAGTCGGTTTTATGCGCAATACGGCACTGATTTTAAAAATGTAATCACTATCTTAGAAATCACATCGGACGGCAAGGAGTTTTCAAAATCTTACATTTATCCCGATTTACCTCATTTAAGCTTTTTAAATGAGCCGGATGAAATGCAGTGTGATTGCGTTAAAACATCGTGCGAAAAATGCAATATAGAGCTGCCGTCTTTAATTACTGACGATTACAGCGCACAGGGTTTTTATATCCCTAACGATTTCGAATATGCCGATGAGTTGCGCGAAGCGCCAGATACAGCACTAATTGAGGAGCAGCTTAGTTATATTAGCGCTAATTCCACCAATGCGTTTAGACAGCAACTATTAAAAGAGGGACTTCGATGATTGACATAGACAACGTGCACGGTGACGAGAACGATTGCGAGGGTCACCGATACTGCAACTGCGATTATCACCAAGAATTAAACGAGGCCGCACAGGAATACAATAATGAAAACGACTGAAGTTTTTGCGATGAATAATGAACAAATGATTGAGTTTATCGAAGAGTTAGAGCGGTACATCCAAGAATTAACTTGCGCGTATGATGATTATACGTGCTATGAGCGAGACGACAATTATTTAACTGATTATTAAGAGATAAAAAATGAATCAATTAACACACGTTGCGCGACAAATTACGGATAAAACGGGATACGATGTTAACGTAGTGAGCAATGGCAATATGCACTACGTTAATATAATAAAAATATTTAGAACAACTATGTATGAATCAAATGACGTTGACATATTAGTTAAATCACTGTTACGCGATTACAAACTAGTGTAATACAACGCAGCTAATCACTCAACGGTTAG